TTTCTTCGTGTTCGATGGTGATTTCGCTCATGTGCCTTTGGCCTCTTTGATCCGTAGGGTGCCGCGTTTATCCCGGCTCAAATAAAGCGCGGGACTGTCGAAATCAGGCGGCGGGACGTATGCGCTATCGGCATCACCCATCACCGCCAAGATGAAGTTTTTCGCCGCTTGCTGGCGATTGTTTGACGCTATCGACGCCGCGCGTTCGTTGATCAGGATCGTCGCAAATTCGTGAACGTGCGGTTGCAAATCTTCGGGTATCTCAACCGGCTTGCTATCTTGCGGTTTCGGAAACATCGCCCGCAAAGCAGCGGCAGTGCTGTCTGATCCGTCCACGGTCGGCACATTCACGCCGTCGAGCACATCTTGCCAAAACTGGCGCACGCGAGATCGGATTTCCGCCGTCAACCGGGGCCGCGCTTTGCGCTTCCATAGGTGCGGATCGTTGCCACCGACAAGGCACGCCACAGCGCCCCATGAGAACCCCGCAGCGGCCATTTCGTGATGATGCTGTAGTTCCACGTAGAGCGGCGGCGAACCGCCCCATACGCGCTTCCAAACGAGGTAATCCACGCATTTGATTTGCAGTGCGCCGGGGCCGGTGAACTGTTCCTCGTTGTGATGCACAATCTGATAATCCAGCGTCGCACCGAGGCCGGGGGTTGTATCGTCAATCGCGTATCCCCCTCGCAGCACAGTCCATCCGTGCGTTTCCGCCGCCCATTTGGCTACAGCAGGCTCCAATCGCAAACCCCAATCTGTGCGATCATTTTCGCTGAACTGATCGGGAATACGGCCAGATTTGACTTGGTAGAGCGTGAACGCGGATGCGGCGTATCCAGCTTCCTCGCCAAACAAAGCGGAGACTTCTGATCCGCCGATATGCTTTTGGCGTAGCGCCAGCCATTCCGCGCGATCTTCGGGTATAGGGATAATCATCGGATATACCACCGAGCTAGCCACGGAATTACGTCTGCGCACAACCATGACAACGCAAGCCATGTGGCGATGAGTGCAAGTGTGAATCCGTGGTATTTGATTTGTTTCCACATATTTCTCTCTCCGTTCCCCGCCGAACCAGCCCGCGAGGGGCGTCCAATTCGGCGGGGCTTCTGCGGCCCGAATCGTGGCCGTGTTAATGCGGCACACGTCCGCAGAGTGCGATTAGCGATATGTCTCCGCATGCCAGACGTTATGGTTGATGCGTCACCATACAAATACTTCTTTCATTACTTTTTCTTGCCATTCCGGAGTAATCAGCGACTCATATACGCAATTCCGGCGACAAGAGTTGTTCAGAGTTGCCAATTGCTGAGAAATAGCCCAACTCGGATGCATTGGGCGATCATGCACGATCAAGTATTCACCATTCAAAACAGCACAAACCGCCTCTTGCGTTGTTAGGCACTTGCCTTTCATGTATTTCCGATGGCGGCTCACAGCGTAAACCTCCCAAAAATCGCACTCACAATCTGACGGCGGATGCGCGCGAGGCGCAGGCGGGTGCGTCGTGTCATGGGTTCCATTTTTCCCGCACTTTCCGCCACCACGGTTTGCGCGCTTCGACAAGTGCCATTTCCAGCGCGTAGATTTGATTGCACTGGTCAAACATCAGATTATCCGCGCGTCGCATCCGCATCCCAGCTTCACGCAACAGAGACGTCGCGTGGTGCAGTGCCTGTTCAGATGTGTAAAGAGGTACGAAATTGCCACCATCTGCGATAGTAGACAGAGCGTTCGCCGCGATGTCGCATCGGGTTGGTAAGTCGCTCATGGCGTCACCTGTTCATGATTGTCAGCATCCACCGCATCGGCGTGCGCAATTAACGCGGATGCGATTTCGCGAGCTTGAACGGCATTCAAATGCACGGAATGAGAGGCAAAGAGATTGCCGCTATAGCCATTCACGCTCATGATGATGGTACTGCTATCGACGGTGCAAACCGACATTTCGCCGTCGCATAGTTGTGTAATTTTATGCCTCATGGCAACACCTCGGAAATATCCAAGGCCAGCGCGCGGCCATCAACCGGGTGAAACTCCCCCACATAATACCAAGACTGCGCAATGATCTGTTGCAGGCGGTCAATTGGCTCGCGCGTAACCATCACTGCGTTCTCAATAACGGACTCCACCGCATCATCTGGGCCGATGCCCATTGCCAGCACATCATCTGGAACGTATTCGGTGACAGCCCCTTCGCCAGCGATCCAAACGCGGCGCGTATTTTCATAGAATGTGTCGTTGACTGGGATAAAACGCAGGCCAAGGAAATCATTGACCAGGCCGCGCCGAAAGATTTGGGTTGCTGATGTTGCACCGGCAAACAAATGACGAAAATCGTTGTCAGAAAACAACTGACGCGCAGAAATTGGGTCAAGGTAGAAATTATATGCACCATCAACCTCGCGCACATTTAAAAAGCGGAGCCTTCCGACTGCGTTCAACAACATTTCCATGTTGAGAGTGGCTGTGTGCTTTGATATCTCAACGGCTTTGTTCAAAGCGTTGCGGGCAAGTTCGTCACATGCCCGGCCCGCCTGTTCGCCGTTGATGGCAGTATTAAGCAGGAATTGCGATGCGATGCCGACGCGCGAAGTGACCATGTTGAGGTCAGTCGTCGCGGCATAATGCGACAACTTGACCGTTACGCCATCAACGTCTTGTTCTTCCAAAGTGGACTTAACAAAAGCGCGAGTTGCGATTGAGCGAAAGCCGGGGCGCGATGTAATTGCGGCCTGAAACTCGCGATCAAGAAAGCCTTGCTGGATAAGTGGTTGCAAGGCGTCGGGGAAATTCTGAATGCGTGCGCTCATTTCGCACCGCCCATCGGCGCAAGATGCACCGTTTCAAAACGATCATGCGGAGCTTTGGACTTTGCGATGAATGCCAGATCGCCACCATCAAACGCGGACAACATCACAATGTCGCCAGTATTGATAATATCGACAGCGTTATCGAAAAACCCCGCAGATTTTAGCGTGGAAAGCGGAAATTCCATCCCTTTGTAATGCCAGAGGGTGAACCCCAGCGCATATGCCAGAACAGACATATTGCGCACTGTGAAGCCGGTTGTCGGTGGATTGTTTGCGGGACGGCCTCGTTTCGCCGGTTCGATTTTCTCGTTCATTGTAGCCTCGTTTGATGGTTGACCGTCGCGAACATGACGAGGCAAAACATTTCCGTCAATATGTTTTCCGTCTATTCGTGGATAATATCGTATGTTATTGATGGCGCTCCGCAACCCGAGGAGCCGTTCATGGCGAAGAAACCCAATTCCGAAAAACCGAACGCAAACCCTGATGATGTGGCGGGGTGCTTTGCCGAATACAGCCAGATGCAGGGCGAAATGTCGCGCATCAAGCAGCGTATTGCCACCATGCTCAAGCGTTACGAAAACATGGGCGTTGACGGCAAGGCGGTGAAATACGCCTACACGCAGTCGCACAAAGAGAACCCCGAACACGAACACAAGAAGCGGACGGAATACCTTGTCATCCTCGGTCTGATCGGCGTGGATGAGGAAGGCCAGTCGAATTTCAGCGCCGCGCTGGATGTGGCAAAACCATCGACAGAAATCGCCAGCAAACTTGCTTTGGCCCGCGCGCACACGGACGGATACAACAGCGGACGCCACGGCGGGAAAATCGAAAACAATCCGTTTAACGCAGGCACCGAGACGTTTGTGAAGTGGCTGGAAGGCTTCCATGACGGCCACGCGGATCGTATCGCGCACAATCCCGACGCGGACAAGGTGACGGAAGCCACGCCACGCAAGCGGGGCCGTAAGCCGAAGGACAATCAATCGCAACCGGCTGACTTGCCAGACGCGAGCGATTTGGATGGCTGACCTCAAATGCCTTGCGTTGGACCTGAGCACGCGGGTTGGTTGGAGCTTTGGTTCCGCCTCTCACAAGCCGGTCTATGGTGTTTGGATGCTGGGCGACGGCGGTTTAGGCCGTCGTTGCTCATGCCTTGCGAATGAACTGGAAGGCGCAATCCAATTCTTTCAACCTGACTTGATTATCCTCGAAGCTCCTCTACCAGCGCAACGGCAAGCGTCCACGCACGTTGCGCGGATACAGTTCGGCCTCGCGTCGGTGGCGGAAATGGTGGCTTACGAATGGAACGTGAAATGTGAGGAAGAACGCGCCGAAATTGTCCGCAAGGAACTGTTCGGAAAGGCGCGAGTGGACAAGGATCACGTTCTAGCCTGGGCGCGGGCGCAAGGTTTCACTCCCCCTGATCACAACGCGGCGGATGCAATCGCACTGATGACGCACCGCCTTAATCTGGAGGCTAAAAAACGATGAACCCGGAATACGAAGCGTTCCTCGCCGCGAAGGCACCACGCGCGCAAGCCGTGGGCATGGAACCCGGCCCGATGCCAGAACACCTATTTGACTATCAGCGGGATTGCGTGGCGTTTGCGCTGCGTCAAGGGCGGGCTGCACTTTTCCTCGATACTGGGTTGGGCAAAACAGCTTGCATGCTTGAATGGGCCGCGCAGTGCGTGGGCGACGGTATGGGGCTGATCCTCACGCCTTTGGCCGTAGCACGTCAGATTGAACGCGAGGGCAAGCGGTGGGGTTACGATATCCGCGTGATCCGCGATCAATCCGAAGCGGGGCCGGGGATTAACGTATGCAACTATGATCGGCTGGATAAGCTGGATTGCGAGAAGTTTGACGCGGTGGCCTTGGATGAGTGTTTTGCAAAAGGCACTATCGTTGATACGCCTAATGGCAGCAAGTGTATTGAAAACCTTTCCCCTGGGGATTATATCTTGAACGCCATCGGGGTTGATAAAATCCGCGATGTTCACCGCCGGGAAGTCCAATATGCCATCTCTGTTAGCATCGGGGGGAAGTCATTTATTTCCAGCCCAAATCATCCCATCTTCACGCAGCGTGGATGGGTTGGAGCACAAAATCTGCGAATTGGTGATCACGCACTGGCGACAAGAGAGGCAGTGCATTTGGTGCGCAAAAGTGTTTTGCCCAAAATCGTCCAGTCAATTCGCCCAGAGATTTTGCGGGACATCCTGCTCAGCGAAATGGCGGATGAGACAGCCAGAGATATTAGCGAAAGTGCATTCGAAGGAAGTTGCAATCAAACGGGGGATCAAAAAAGCCCAATGGTTTGCATCGGGCAACCCCAAAGCGATGGCGGAAATCAAACGCATAAGCGAATTGAACCCAACTTTGCGGGCGGATGTTCGCAAAAAGATCTCCCAGAAATTGCGCGAAATGAACCACACGTTTTCCGAACGTGGGGGGAATGGCAGACCGATGCCATTACAGCAGTCGATACTCATGGATTATCTTGGCAACGGATGGATAGCGGAATTTGCAGTGTCGTTGGGGAAGCGGGAAGCCAATTATCCCACTTGTTACAAAATCGACTGCGCCAATCCTACTCTGAAAATCGGGATAGAGGCGGATGGTCTATCGCATACGGCGAGGAAACATTTGGATGCGAAGAAAGATGCCAAATTGGCTTTGTTAGGGTGGACGGTATTGAGGTTCTCGAACAAGGACATCCTGAATTGGAAAAACTCAGGGATGCCGACGGAAAGCTTTATTTCTATGACCTTGGCGCAACACGGCATCCATCCTATTCGGTGAATGGTTTTCTTGTTCATAATTCCTCGATACTGAAATCGATGCACGGATCAACGCGCAAGGAACTGACAGAGAGGTTTGCATGCACTCGTTTTAGGCTTTGTTGCACCGCCACGCCAGCGCCAAACGATCACATGGAACTCGGCAACCATGCGGAGTTTCTTGGTATCATGTCGGGGCAGGAAATGCTTGCCCGATGGTTCATCAACGATACCGCGCAGGCTTCGCAGTCATGGCGTCTGAAAGGCCATGCGGTGACTGCGTTTTGGGATTGGGTGGCGTCGTGGGCGCGATGCGCGGAAACGCCCGCCGATCTCGGTTATGACGCAAGCCGGTTTGTGCTCCCGCCGATGGAAATCACGCGCCACAAGGCGGCGGGCGAGGTTAAACCCGAGGACGGATCGTTGTTTGCCGCAGATGTATCCGCCACCACGATGCACGCGGTAAAGCGCCAGACGGCACAATCACGGGCGGAAATGGCGGCTTCGTTGATTGCCAAGGAACCCGAAGAACCGTGGCTGGTATGGTTGGACACTGACTACGAGGCGGACGCTGTGTGCGCCGCTCTGTCGGGTTGTATCGATTTGCGCGGGAGTATGACACCAGAACGCAAGGAAGATGCGCTTGATGATTTCGTTCTTGGCCGCAAACTTGTCATGGCTACCAAGCCTGGAATCGCTGGGGCCGGATTAAATCTCCAACACTGCGCGCGTATGATTTTCGTCGGTCGCACGTTTAGTTACGAGGCATGGTATCAAGCCGTGAGGAGATGCCATCGGTTCGGTCAGACACGGCCCGTGCATGTGCATTTAATCGTGGCAGAAGGCGAGGATCAGATTGGCCGTGTGATTGACCGCAAGGCGGCGGGACACGTCACGATGAAGCGTGAGATGGCTAAGGCGATGCGCCGCGATGAAGGGGCCACGTCTGCTGTGAAAGTAAAATACAACCCAACCGTTATCGTGGAGGCTGCACCGTGGCTGTAAAATGTCTTAACGCTCAATCGGGCGTGAATTATCAGGCGTTCAATGGGGATTGCGTGAGTGTGATCGAGCAATTGCCCGCCGCATCTGTGGGCTTTTCGGTTTACAGTCCGCCGTTTGCCTCAATTTTCGTTTACTCAGAGTCCGAATTGGATATGGGGAACAGCGCCACGGATGACGATTTCCGCGCCCATTACCAATTTCTGATCAAGCAAATGACGCGGGTGACAAAGCCCGGTCGGTTGTCTGCTGTGCATTGTTCTGACCTGCCCTACACCAAATGGAAAGATGGCCGGATCGGCATTAAGGATTTTTCGGGCGATATCATCCGCGCGCATGAGGCGGAAGGCTGGACGCTGCATTCTCGCGTGACGATCTGGCGCGATCCGGTGGTTGAGATGACGCGCACCAAGGCGTTGGGCCTTTTGCACAAGCAGGTTTTGAAAGACAGCACGCGCTCGCGTGTTGGGATGCCCGATTATCTTTTGGTGTTCCGTGCGCCGGGTGAAAATGAAGATCCTGTAGGCCACAACCGCGATCAACTTCCGGTTGAGATGTGGCAGAAACTCGCATCGCCGGTTTGGTTCGATGTGCGGCAAACCTATACGATCAATTCCAGCCAAGTGACGGGGATGCAGTTGCCGAAGGGTGACGCCGACGAGCGCCACGTCTGCCCGCTCCAAATTGACGTGATCGAAAATGCGTTGTTTCTCTGGTCCAATCCTGGCGATGTGGTTCTCAGCCCGTTCATGGGCGTGGGCAGCGAAGGTTTCGTCTCGCTCAAACAAGGCCGTAAGTTTGTTGGTGTGGAACTCAAACCGGAATACTTCACGCAGGCATGTCGCCACCTTGAACACGCGGAACGCAACGCTGCGCAGTTGTTCGACATGTTTGACGCGCATCCTCTTGGGGTTCCGTGTGGCGCATGACGCACCAAACATTCTTCAAAACTGAGCGGCACCGAAGCACGAAGCACATGGCGTTTGTCGCGACGTTTCCGTGCTGTGTGTGCGGCACGAAACCCGTGCAGGTGCATCACCTTACATGCGGCCCAGAGCCGAAGGCACGCGGCATGAAAGCAGGCGACAATTGGACGGTGCCGTTATGCGTTGCGCACCATCACGACCTGCATATGCGCGGCGCAGAGCGGCTGTGGTGGGAATGTCAGAGCATAGACCCGTTGGCCGTCGCTAGTCGGCTGTGGGGGCTTTCTGTGGCGTCTGGACGGGTGAAGCTATGACTGAACTAAAGTGCTGTGTGTGCGGCTGTGCGGAAGTGATGGCTGTCAAACCAGGGACCGAGCCTCGCCGGTTCTTTGACTTGTTTTCGTTCACGCGAGGCAAGCGTGATCAAGGATGGTGCATTGTCTGCTGGATCAATCAATTCGGAGAGAAATCAAATGTCGAAGTATGATGATATGGTTGCCGCGCGACAGGCGTTCTACGCCGCGTGGACGTCATGGCTTGTCGATGCAAACCATAATCCCGAGGACGCTGCGGACGAGCGCATAGCGACTGTTAGTGCGCTGGATCAGTTGTTTTCGCTTTCGCTGCGCGCAACCAAGCAGATGGACAATCGCGGGTGAAGTAACTTAGGATAAGGTTCTACCGGGAGAGGGGTCAATCTCTCCCGGCGTAACCAGCCGATGTTGAAGCATCGGGACCGCTGCACTGACTAGAGAGGATCTAGCCGTGACTAATGGCAATTTACGCAATACCTGTGCGCGTTGCAACATTCCTGACGGAAACTATGCGTGGGGATTCTACGCATGAATTATCCCGATCCTCTTACGCCTCCCGATTGCGACCTGCGATCCATGCCATCCATGCTGCTTGACGTGGTCCGGCTGCGCGATAGTCAGATGGCGCAAGAACGCAATCCAGAGGTTTTTCGGTGCGCCGTTCTTTCGTGGGCAGCATCGTGGCACCAAATTCCTGCCGCCAGTTTGCCTGACGATGATACCCAATTGGCATACCTTTTAGGCTATGGCCGGTCGGTCAAATCGTTCCGAAAAGTGCGCGAACAAGGTGGCTTACGAGGGTGGGTAAAGTGCTCAGACGGAAGGCTCTATCATTCCGTTGTCGCTGAAAAAGCACTCGAAGCTATGAAAAATAAAGAGAAACTTCGTCAAAAAACTCAAGCGGCACGTCAAGCACGCACCGCAGAAAGTGCAAAAAAATATCCGGTTGATACAGGTCAACCAATTGATTTATCTATGTATGAGAACTCTGTGACAGATACCACTGTGATCAATGTGACAGCATCCAATATAACAGAACATAATATAACAGAAGATAAGAAAGAGAATCCCCCTATAATCCCCCGTCCGCCATCCGTCGCTAACGCTCCGGTGAATGAGCTTGTTTTGGCGTCTGGTGATGAAGAAACCAAGCCACGGAAAACACGCAGGGCAAAGGTTGGAGAGAGCGATCCTGACTGGCAGGCGTTCTACGCGGCATACCCTCGCAAAATTGCTCCAAGCCCCGGATTGGTGGCGTGGCAACGAGCGATAGCGTCTGGCGCAACCCCAGCGCAGATCATGAACGCGCTTAGGAGGTTCAAATTTTCCGACGATGATCGGTATATCCCTTATCCGGCGTCGTGGCTGAACAGCGGGAATTGGAAAATAACACCCGTCACCAACGCAACACGCGAAACGTATAAAACCTCTCCATTGTCGGGAACTTGGTGATGAGCGATATTCATGAAATTTTGAGCGAACTCGGCATCAAGCTCAAATCGACATCGCCTGGGCGAAACGAAAAAATTATCTGCCCGAAATGTGGTGGCGGAAAGACGCGGGAAACGTGCCTTTCGGTGACAATTGACGACTTTGGCGAAGGGGTGATGTGGAAATGCCACCGCGCAACGTGTGGCTGGCAGGGTGGAAAAAGCGTGAATTTTGGTGGTTCTGCGCCACCTGTTCGCCGCGAACCTCCCGCCCCGCCTCCGGTTCATGACGTGAAGGACCAGACGAAACCTGATAGCCTCTACAAGTTTTTTGCGACGCGCGGCATCGGTGCAGAAACCGTTGATGCGTTTGGATGTTACATCACGCGGTATTGGTTCCCTGGGGATGAAGGCGAACAAAATGCGTTGGTGTTTCCGTATTTGTTCGCCGGAAAAGTGGTAAACCGCAAATACCGATCTCCTAAAAAGTTTTTCATTCAAGAAAAAAACCCGTTGCCTACGTTGTTCAACATTGACGCGGTTGCTGAACCGGATGTTGTTGTTTGGGTTGAAGGCGAAGCCGATTGCATGGCGGTGCATGAGGCAGGATATCCGCAAGTGGTAACTTTGCCGAACGGCGCTCCGGCTGAATTAAAGTCCGAGGATGATCCGTCACGCGAGGGAGATAAGCGGTTTTCTCCAATCACAACCCACGCGGATTTGCTGGGTAAGGTGCAGAAGTTCATTCTTGCTGGCGATATGGACACGCCGGGGGCAAACCTTCGCGAAGAACTGGCTCGCCGCCTTGGCCGTCATCGGTGTTGGATGGTGACATGGCCAGATGGCTGCAAGGACGCATGCGACACGTTGAAATCACACGGCAAGGCTGGTGTTCAAGCATCCATCGAAAATGCCGTGGCTTATCCAATCTCGGGCATTCAAAACATCCAAGATGACACGCTTACGCTGCTTTTGGCGATGAAGCCTCCCGCTGTGATGACGACTGGCACGGCTGCAACAGATGAAACGATGAAGCTACCGACTGAGGGCAGGCTGATCGTCGTGACAGGTTTTCCGGGTTCGGGCAAAACGTCATGGACGCGGTTTGCGATGATCCACACGGCAAGATTGCATGCGCGCAAATGGGCTGTGTTTTCGCCAGAAATGCAGCCGTGGTCGGAATTTGTGGCGGAATGCGCCGAAGTGCTGGTAGGTAAGTCTTTCCGGCCTAAGCGCAACGCTGAACAAATGACGGGAGATGAAGCTGCACATGCAAGCCGGTGGCTCAAGGATCGGCTCACGATGATCGTGAGTGACGCCGAGGACGATCCGCCAACGCTTGATTGGGTTTTGGGTAAAGCGCAAATCACAGTGATGCGTGACGGCGTGACTGACCTCGTAATTGATCCGTGGAATGAGATCCAGCATGAGCGCGGGACCATGACGGAAACCGATTACACTGGCCGCGCGTTGCAGAGGCTCAAAGCGTTCGGACTCCGTTACGGGTGCAATGTTTGGCTTATTGTCCATCCTGCAAAACCATCGTTTCTCAAACCGGGCGAAAAGCGGGCCGCTCCAGGGCCGTATGAGATTGCGGGCAGTGCTCATTATTTCAACAAAGCAGATTTGGGCATCACAGTTCACGCGGTAGGGAAAAACGGCACGGAAATTCATCTGTGGAAATCGCGCCATCGTCGTTGGGGAACGCGAAATTCAGTGGCGCTGGTCCAGTTCAATCCGTTCAATGGACGGTTTTCTACGCCTGATAGCGATCTTATGGCGGGGGATGTAGGGGGAGACGAATAAATCCCGCCAGCGAGCCGCAAAATGGCTAGAAATAGCATGTCGGGGGCAAACCTAGATGGGATTTCTTTGTGTCCCAAAAAATTTCGTAAATTTCCCAAAAGAAAACCGGCGATCCAGATTGATTTTGGACCGCCGGTTTTTCAGATTTTGCGGCTTCTCGGCCTTTCCGTAAGTATTTACGCGCGCCGGTTTTCGCATGCCGTGTGCCAACGTCTCGGGGAACGCACGGTTAGCGAGGCGGAGCTTTGACGTGCAGCCGTTGCACGGGGGAGGAGGGCGCAACCCATTGCGGGATTATGCCTATCTAGCCGGTGAGCGCCATCACAGACGCATCCCCAACTTGACGAGGGTATCAACCGCGATCCGGCGCATAGCCTCGCACTCTGGCGTCTGCGCTGGCGTCGTCGGGATGGCCGCAATCCGCGTGAGAGCGTCTGCCAGAATGAGGTTTTCGCGTTCGGCCCGCGTCGGGATATTGGGCGAGATGGTGATATCCAGCCCGCTTGCGCGCATCATCCGGCCTATGATTGAGTGCGGCCTATCCATGCGCCACCTCCCCGGCCAGCGCGTCCATCGCCTCGTGCATGGTCCTGTGGCGTGTCGTGTAGCCGGTCCAATGCTCCGCAATCCAATCGACGCCAGAAGGCCAGACGCGCACATGCAACCGCCGCGCGTTGTTAGAAAGTGTCGGTTTGATCGGTGCAACCCATATATCGCTTGCGTCAAGCTGGAAAAATTGCCGCCGCGCTTTGTGCTGATCAGTCTGCCACATCTGGCGTTGTGATTTGGTTTTGACCATTTTGTGCCTCCATAATTGCGATGATGCGTGAGATTGGACCCCAGAGCGCGGAATGAGGATAGCGGCCATATTCCAGCCCCTCTAGGGTTTTCGCTGGCACGCCTAAGACCTCTCCCGCCTCGCGACGGGAAAGGCCATGCGCCGCGCGCCACGCGGTTAAATCAGGCGGTTGCATGTGGCACCTGATCCGCCGCAATTTTAAGGCAATGAGCCGAGGCCAATTCAAACGCGCCAGCCATCCCGCACATTCCAACCTGTTTTTGGCGATCCGGTGTGAGTTGCGCTTTGTCGATCGCGCGTTGCGCCATCTCAACAAAATCAGCCGATAGCGCCAAAAGCCGTTCGTGTTCCGTCATTTCCATCCTCCAAAATAACCGCGCCGTTTCCGACGCGGTTTGTTGATCAACAAGAGCCATAGCCAGAGCCAGAGCCATCGCCAGAGCCATCGCCAGAGCCATCGCCATAGCCATCGCCAGAGCCATCGCCAGAGCCATCGCCATAGCCATCGCCAGAGCCAGAGCCAGAGCCAGAGCCATAGCCATAGCCAGAGCCAGAGCCATAGCCAGAGCCATAGCCAGAGCCAGAGCCAGAGCCAGAGCCAGAGCCATCGCCAGAGCCAGAGCCAGAGCCATCGCCAGAGCCATCGCCAGAGCCATCGCCATAGCCATCGCCAGAGCCATCGCCATCGCCATCGCCATAGCCAGAGCCAGAGATATGCCCGTGATGCCTAGACCTCAATAAATTTGACATACGTGGACTCCGCTTCTGGCGTGGTGGGAATGATTTCGATTGCGTTTGTCAGATACACCTCTCCAGTCGTGTTGAGCCGTCCCCGTTTAATCCCGCCATTTGCGACAACTGAAAGCGACAATCCGCCGCCCTCCCATTTCCAGAGACGCAATGCGTTTTTTAAATGGACCTCCATATCCGACACGGCCACCACATCACCAATATGGACACCCGCCGAATATGTGCGTATTAAACATCGACGCCCAAGCATCGGATGTGCAGGTTTTGCGCAATTGGACGCGCCGCCAAACATTTGCGCAATTTCGCGCGCATCTTTGATTGTCAAACTCTCAATATCCACGATTGCATCCTCCGTATCGGCATGATCGCCGCTGCATGGCACCCGTGAGAATGCCATGCCGTAGTGATCACGAAATCG